GAATTTAGCGTTTTCTTTAGCTTGTTTAGGGTAGTCAGTATATGTTTCTAAGTATATCATAATATAAAAATAAAGCCCAGCTTTTACACTAGGCTTTAATTAAAATTATGTACCTGAAACTATAGTAATACCTAAGTCAGTAGCCATGTCAGCTTCATCTGTAGAATCAATGAAGTTACAAGGTAGCTTCTCTTGAGAAGTCATTGTTACAGTATAACCAGAGAGGTCACCCATAGCTGTCCCTGTCGAGATAGCTGTAGTTGTTACCTCAGCACCGTTATCTTTTCCCATAAGGAAGAAATTCCCATTGTAGTCCTCAATGATAGCGAATGGTCTAGCCCATGCTAACAACTTCATTTCTTTATGGGTAGCTGCGTCTTGTTTCTTCAACACCATTGTAAGCGTTGATTCTACAAAAGTAGTCCCATTTTCTCTAGAACTTGTAATAGTTTGTTCAAGGTTATTACCCCCTTTTAATTCGTACTTGTAAGCGTTAGCTGTTGTTACTCCGTCAGCTTTAGTCATACCAGTTACAGCATCAGTAGCAGCTACAGTCCAACTTCCTACATCTTTAAAGTCAATAAAGTACACGTGCTTGATTCCCCCAACAGAGTTCTTACAAGGTTCTAATCGACCAATAGTTAAATCACAACTCATCTTTTTTTTGTTTTTAAATATTAAAAAAAAAGGTAGGTACTTTTACCTACCCTTTTAAAACCTAGTTAATTATTCTTACGCTTTGTACCAAACAATATCAGAACCGATACCATGTTGAACAGCTGCTGTAAACCTCATAATTACACGAACATTTCTAGAACCATCTAGGTCAGCCATGTCAATAACCTTAACTTCTGTATGGTCTGACATCAAGCCAGTTCCAAAGAATAAGTTTGACTTTTGTGCTGCTACAGCTTTATTAGCCCCTAAACCTTGTGCAACTACTACAGGTATTCCATCAAAAGAAAGAGCACCATTTGTGAACCAAGTTGTACCTTGATTATTTACACCATTAGCACCTAAGCCATTAGCACCATATCCACCTAAAGCACGAATATAGGCTCTAGCAAATGATGGGCTTACATAAAGGAATAAATCTTCTTTCCCATATACAGTTGATGGGATAGCGTCAACTATTTTACCCATTTCTGTGATTACGTTACTTGAGTCGACTGTTGTACCTGTTACATCAACAACAGTAGCGTCATTATTTAATAAATGAGAAAACCCAGCGAACTCACCGTTGTTACCGTCAGCGCCTTCCCATATATTGTTTTCAATCTTGTTAGCAACTTTTGCAGCTGTCTGAGCCAATACAAACTGTTCGAAGTTTGGCGCTAAGTTGTCAAAAGCTGAATACCCCATTTGTTCAGCTTCCCAAGAAGCGTGGAGGTCTTTTTTACATAATTCTACATTCACTTGGAATTCCTCTGGTTGGATAACTCGCTCTGTTAGAGTAAGTGTTCCAGACCCTGAGAAGTTACAAGTTGAATCTTTTACGATATCATCATAAGCGCCTACTTGTAATACTGATTTGTATTTTACGTTAGGCATAATTGTTATTAGACCTTTGTCTAATGTCGAAGCACTTAAGAGGGCAGCAGCTATATACTTACCACTAAATTCCCCAGCATAAGAGCTAGTACTTGCATCTGGATTTGGCATTTTGTTTTATTTTAAAATTAATATTATATGTTACATATTTTTTCCATAACTCTATCTAAAGTAGATTGATGTCTGTTCTGCGCATATTTAACACCAGCCCCCTTAGTTTTATTTTCAGGATTGTGTGTTATTGGTTTCGCAGCAGCTATATCTTCTGTAGTCAATTCTACTTTTTCTTCTTTTTCTTCTTTTTCTTCGTTTTGTACATCTGTAGATAGTGTTAAGTTGTTTTTGAATTCAGCAAGTTTAATGTCTATTAGGTTACCTATTTTCTCCATATCTTCACTAGAGAAATAAGATTCTTTTGATATTGCTTCAATAACCTTTTTAGGTGTTGCTACTGTTTCAGTTGGTTTGTCAGAAGCTGCAACTTCTTCCTCTACTACTGGCTCAGCTTCTTGTGCTGGTGCTTCCTCTTTAACTTCTTCCTCTTTTTCCATTACAGAATCAATAATACCCTCTTCTTTTACAGTTAATAACCTACCATCTTCTAGATTATACTCACCAACTGGAAGCGCTATTCTTTGTTCATCTTCTGTTACTATTGTTACTGCATTACCTGTTTCAAAGGCATCAGCTTCTAAGACAGTTACACCGTCATCTAATTTCATTGTAGCTAACTTAACCTCAACTTCCATTCCTAAAGCTGATTTAATTGCATTCAATGTATCACTTGCTTTACTCATTTTATTACATTTAAAAGATTTATATATATTACTGTTTTATTTTTAGTTTGTTGTATTTTCAATTATGGTTTTAATCTTTTGCACCATAACTTCATCATCAGTTAGTTGTTTACTTGCTTCTAGTTCTTCAAAGCCTTGAAACATACCCTCGATTGAAAAGCCTTTATAGTTACCTTTTTTAACCTGTTCCCATTCCTCGTCATTATAAATTTTCATCATAATAACCCAACTACCTATAGGGGCGTTTAATTTGTATATATTAGACTTGTCATTTTTTTCATTTTCTACAATCCAACTTTCTATAACTGTTGCGCCTTTAACTGGCTTTTCGTGTTCGCTTGTTACGTTATTAGCGTTAAGGTTCTTCATATACAATTCTTGAGCCTTAGATATTGTTTCTTTACTAAAGTAAATATTAAACTCTTTGTCGCCCATTTTACGGTATATCCTTTTCTCAGGCACTAATGCAACACCAACAACGACCTTTCTATCTTCATCAGCAACTTTTAGTTCTATTTCTTGTTGGCTTAACGCTACAAAGTTTTCTTCGATAGCTGGGTTTTCTACTAAACTTACAGCAAAAACGCCATCTTCTTTTTCGTTCCTTATAAATAATTCTATTTCTTGCATACCTATATAACTTTATTTGTGTTTAAATGTTCTATTTTATAAACCTGTTAACTCTATTTTATCCCTTTCTAGGCTTTGCGCTGTTGTTACATCACCAGCAACTACAAAAGCCTTTACTGGTTCTTGTTGCTGTGCGCCTAATGTTTGGGCTAATTGGTTTTCCGTACTTGCGCCTACTACGTTAAATTGAGGGGCTGGTGCTGCTGCTGTTGCGCCCCCAGTTGCGTTAGGTACTGTTGGCTTTTGTGCTGAGCCTTTGTATTTTGTTGCTGCTATTTTAGCTATATTGATACCAGTTGTTAAAGCTGCAAAAGCTAAAGAAGCTATACCAGCTGGGTTAGGTACTGGTCCAAGTGCGATAGGGGATTGTGCTAAAGAAGTTGTAATAGCTTTGAACCCATCTATAGCAGCTAAACTTAATTGAATAGCTTTATTACGATTAAAGGCTTTCTTTCTTATTTGTTCTTTTTTCTTTTCATCATTACCAGCTTTTGCCATTTGTTGGTCTGCTACCATATTAGAAATATCTCCTATAGCTTGTAAACCTGTTTTAGCCATGTCAGCGCCTTCCTGTATAGCAGCCTGTTTCTTGGCTTCTGCTTCTTCCCTATCTCTTACTTCTTGGTCTAATGCCTCTTTTTTTGCTGCTACTTGTTCTAAATTAAATTGTTTATCAGCTTCAAGTTCTTCTAATTTCTTTTGGTGGCTTATTTCATCATACTTATTGTTTATTTGTTGTAATTCAATTTGTAGGTTTTCGTTAGCTACCTTTTTTAAAGCTAACCTTTGTTCATCACTTAAAGATTCATCTAAAGCTAAATCTTCTAAAAACCTTTTATGGGTAAGTTTCGCATCACTTCTTTCTGATGCCCTAGTTTGTTTCCTAAACTTTCTTCTAGCATCTTCTATTTGCCTTTCAACAGCTAATGTATTATCTACTTCTTCTTTTGCATCTTTAGTAGTTGCGCTGCCTGTTGTTGGTGCTTGTACTTCAAAGTCACCTACATCAAGTTCGCCACTTTCTAGCTTTTTTGTTGTTAATTCATCTAAGGCTTTTATTTGGTTGTTTATAGTTTCATTTTCTTTATTTCTTTTTTCTATTGCTTTGTCCCTTAAAAAATCCTCAAGGTTTAACCCTTTTAATTTTGCCCTTTGCAACTCACCAGTCAAAGCCATTGAAGTTACATCTTCTTTAATAAATTCACCTAATGCCTTAGTTTGGTTTTCTAATTGCTTTTCAAATAATTCAGCCTTTTGGTTTGCTACAGCTTGAGCCATAGCTTTTTTATTTAAAGCCTTAACATAATTTTCTATGGCTTTTATTGACTCATTAGAGTTTATGGTTTCTAGCCTAATGTTCCCTAAATACTCTGGAGATAATTCATTTAACTTTTGAACAGCTTTTAACCTTTCTTGTCTAGATAAATTTTCATTCCTTGCAGCTGTTAAAAGTGTGTCAAGCGAAGCCTTTTCTTTTGCTGTGTTTTTCATAGCTTCCTGCATAACACCATTCAGCATCTTTTGGGTAGCAGCTGTTTCGTTTATAGACTCCCTCCAACTGTTAAACATACTTACAAGCGCAGCGACACCAGCAACTATAGCACCAATACCGACACTAACTAAAGCAACCCTTAACAATTTGACAGCCTGTGTCCCACCCCCTACAGCTAGGTTAAATAACTGTTGCGCTATTGTGCTTTCTTTGATTGAAGCTGCTAACCCTTGGAAGTTTTTAATACCAGTTCTTACAGATTGTAAACCTTGTGAAATAGCCATAGCAGATTGAACCCTTAGTAAGGTTTCAGCTACAGCATCTGATTCAACACCGAAAGCGCCCATAACACCAGTCCCAATAGCAAAAGCACCAGACACCCCCTCTATAGCACCACCTAAGTTCTGCGCTGTGGTTTCAGCCATAGCGTCAATCTGTAAGTCAGTTTCAATTATAACTTTTTTATAATCACCTACCTTTTTTTGTAGGTCTTTAAATTCTTGGCTGTTAGCTTCCCCTGATGCTGCTAAAGCATACATAGCATCCTCTAGTTCCCCTATCTGTGTTGTTAATGGTTTTAACCCTTGATTAGATGTTTCAAAAACTTCCTCAAAAGTTTTACCAAGTTTATCCATGTTCTTGATGGCTTCTTTAGTTTGCGCATCAATAACAATCTCTCTTACTATTTTCTTAGCCATGCTTTCTCTCTTTTATATTGTTTCCTTTTTTGTTTAATTGAAGTAGGTATTTTATACTTCCCTTTAGCTATATCAATGTTCTTACTAACAGCTAAGTATTCATCTTGGTTTAATAACTCTAAAATAGTGTCTAACATTTTTATCCGTTTTGTATTATTACTATTTCTGTTTCTGCAAAGGTTGCGCCTGTTGCGTCTTTATAGGTTACTGGTATAGTTTGCTGTCTAAAGCTACCAGTAGTATTTCTAGGTATAGTTATTGAAACTGTCCCCTCTGTTGTATATGTTACAGGTAAACTTAAAGTAACAAACTGGGTTTGTCTAGTCGCCCCTAATGTTACTGAGCCACCACCACCGTCAAACATTTTTGTCGGATTAGGCGACTTTAATATTTTGATAGGTAAAACAATATCACCACCTAAAGCTGGTAAACCACCACCAGCCAAAGTATTTATTATAGGCGCTTCAATTTGACCAGCAACAGGTACAAAGTCGCTAATTAAAACGAACTCAACATCACCTGTCGTCAAGTCTGTTTTCATTGTTTCTATCCTATATTTTTTATCCCTAACAATTATAGCGTCATCTAGGCTTAATGTTGTTAATACTGTTAAAGGTAAATGGCATTTAAGGGTTACTTTCCTTGTCTTATCACTAAACAAATTGACTAAATATTTTTGGTAAAATGTTTTATATAAAGTGTTAGCTATTTCTTCATCTTTTAAAGCTGAATATTGAAGCCCAAAATTTTGGGTATAATCTAATAAATTATATACCATATCTTGACCAAAAGGGTGGTAACTTGTAACCTCGTGTATATCTGTGCCATTATAAAACCTAAATGAAACAGTCTTAGCTTCATCCATAAATAATTTAACTGGCTTAGGTACATAGCTTTTCCCCCCACTTGCATTATCTAAAGCATAACTCACCTGTAGACTTGTGCTAGTAAATTCAGTAAATTGCATATTTTCAAAAGGTAATTTTATTTTCAAAGCCTTACCGTCATAAGGGAAGTCATATTTTAAATCACCAAAGCCAACCCTGTTAGCACTTAAAAAATCTTCATTTAAAAAAGCCTTTGACTTTTGCCATTCGAAAGAAATAGATTTATATAATTTACACCTATCTACTTTTATACTTGCTGTGTCTGTATATTGTGTTATATCTACTAAGCCCCCAAAGTTATACCAATCCTCTAAAGGTTCTACTTTATAATTAGTTTCGCTATCTAAAGGGTAACAAGTTAGGTTGAATTGTTTCAAGATACCACTAAACCAATCAGCTATAAACATATCAGGCGCAGCAGCTTGAAAGTCTAAATTACTTGTAACTGACGTAGAGTTAAATGCTGCTGTATTGTTAAATACAGTTACCCATGCCCCAGTCCAAGAATTTGTCGTTGACACAAAGTAAAGAAATGAATGTTTTATATTTCCTGTTACTGTAGTAGCGTTACCACCGTTAACCCTTACAAAAAAAGTATAAGTATCATCTAAACCAATTACGTTATCAGTAGTATTATAACCTAAATTATGAGTTCCACTTCCTGTCGCTGAGCCTATAATTGTATTATCAAAAACCCCATTTTTATAAACGTCTATAAAATATTGTAAGGCTGGTGATGTTGCTATATCTATTTCTATAAAATGGTGGGGGAATTGTGCGCCTACAGGTACGCTATTTTGATACTGGTATGACAATGTATTATTGCTTAACGTAGTGCCAGAAGTAGTATCATTGAAAGTTAACTGAACAGCTTCTGTATATAAAGTAGGCGTGACGCTATTCTTATACCAAGTAAATGATTTTTTAAAATAATTATTATCAAAAAAAGTGCTATTAAAATTTATACTAAAAAAAGATTCTATAGCGTCTATAATTTTTTTGTCTTTTACAGCTGGGTATAACTCAGTAAAAGCTATTCTACCAGCATCTATAGAAATATCACTTGAAGTACCGTCGCCATATTGCCAAACCCTATCAGAACTAATTAAAGGAAACCTTACATCTAGGTCGCCTGTATTGCTAAAAGTATCATTAACATTTGTGCCAGTATAAGCGAACGAAATACCTAAGTCTAAGTCGCCTAATTTATGAGTAC